TAGCTCTCCTGTGCAGAGTCATACTGGACTGCTGCGCCTTCACCCTTCGTTGGAGCCGCACCGAAACCCGTGAAGAGGACTTCCTCTTCGAAGGCACGGTCCGAGTTCTCGATAGCATAGAGAACGGCATGCTCGTTATCTACGTCCTTGTACTCCATGCCGAAAACTGCATTGAGGCCGGGAAGAAGCTCTTTCGCAATACTAGCGCGATTAATAGCCATGTTTCTTTACTCCTTCCTTACATTAGATCGTTGCAGAGGTTACTGCACCAACGCTGGCCACTACAGAAATGAAGTGGTCTGCGTTCTGAGCAATACGAACCTCGACAACTGGATAAGCCCGCTCGGCTGCAACGTTGATATCGTTGCCATCAACGCCCCACACGGCGACTGGGCGAAGCATTGCTGCGCCGGTCGTGCGAGTGGAAGCCTTGATGCCGAAGCCAGACTTGCCGGTTACGGTTGAACCAGCACCGAGAGTTACCCCGAAGTTCTGGCTGTTGATGTCGCCAATTGACATCGATGCATCTGCTTGAATCAGGTAGGTTGCATTGACATTGTCCATGACCTCTGCATAGATTTCCGTAGCAGAAGTGTTAGCGGGCCAGTAACGGCTCCACTTTGGCTCGCCATTGGCGACATAGCGGCAACCGAGGAATACGCCACGGGCGAAATCTTCGGTTGAGGTAATTACCTGTACATACCCATTCACAACCTTTACGATATCACCCGTAAAGATATTGGAGGCATACGCTGAAGCGATTGGATACTCGTTAGAACCAGTCGTATTGCAAGCGGCACCAGCAATGCGTGAAGGAGTAAGACCGGATAGTGTCTTTGAAGTAGACATTTTTACACTTTCCTTTCTTATCTGATAGACATTGACAAAGGCAATACCAATTTAACCGCTAGATTGAGGTCAATCTTGGAAAGATGCCGACTTTCCACGGCTTACATTGGTCTTGCTTGCATTAGAGATAGGCATACGGCTGTCAGATGAGTTCATCAACTGTGAATTTACTGCCTGTACCATCTCTCTACTGCGGTTTTCATAGAATTCCTGACGAGATTCGGCAAGCTCTGTTGGCATCTTGGCCAGAGCAAGGTCTCCACGGCAGACCGCACCCGAATAACGTCCACCCTCTCTCACGATAGAGGAAGAAAGCATCTCTGGAACCTCATCAGAGGTAACAAACTCCCACCCTTCAGCCTGTCTCTTACCGATATTCTGGTAATCCTCAGTATTCTTAAGGGTAATACGAATCCAACGCAGGCTGTTACCATTGTTTGCAAACCTTTCCTTGACGGAATCCGGAATGTGCAGCCAGTTTGGCTCTTCGAACTGGAGCTTTCGCTTCGAGTTTTCCCGAGTATTGCTTGAACGTGAGTTGATTTCTCGTGTTGTCATCTGTATATTTCCTTCCACGCTTGTTATTTTACTGTACCAGAGTGTATTCGCCATTGGCCTGCTCGGCCTTTAGCTTTTCTGCCGCGTACACTTCAAGTGGAATACCCCACTTCTGGGCTAGTCGAACATCCTCTTGAGTCAGTTTGACCTTGTTGCCCTTTGAAGTCTGAGAGGTTCGCGGTGTGCGTGACGCACCAGCGACCACCTGAGAAGGCTTTTGCGCTGCCTTCGGAGCGATTTCTTCCTCACCCTCATCGTTGTCAACAGCCTTCTGGCCGCCGAATCGATGTGGGAACTGTTCCTTGAGTCTCTGATCAACCTCCGAGTAGTACTCGTCGTCGGAAGGATCGAAGCCCTCTTCCTTTAGCTGTGCATCAATCGAAAGAGCGGCATTGGTCATGATCTGGTCCTTGCCAAACCACTCGTTCTTCGATGCCCACTGAATTGCCTTTGGATCATACTTTGGCTGGCTAGCGGCCTGCTGCTGCTGCTGTTGAGCCTGCTGCTTGACCTGCTGCTGCTTCAGTGTCTCATCGTAGTCTTCTAGTGCCTTCTTGCGCTGGGCCAGAAGGGTAGACTCCGAGTATGCCGCACTCATTTCCTCTTGAGCACGAAGCATTCCATCCGTATCTGAATTCTCTGCTGCCCGCTTGAACAGTTCCTTTGCCGATGCAATGCGAGCCTTTAGCTGACCCTCCGTGCTATCGATTGTCGTCTTGATGGACGATGCAAGTTCCTTGTCGCGAGTCTGTGCGTAGTTCTTTAGCGAGAGAACTTCTTCACGAAGCTTCTCAATCTGCTCATCACGCTCCTTGCGCTGCTTGATAAGCTGGCGAATGCGCTTCTGAGCACCACGAGTTTCGATACCATCCAGTTCTTTAGGAAGATTTTCATTTGAGGTTGTCGTTGAATCCCTGCTTGCGTCTTCAAAATCACCCGATGGCTGAGCGAGTGAAACTTTCTTCTCAGGCGCAACGATTTCTTTCCCCTGCGTTGCATCTGGCTGTACCGAAGCCCTTTGGATGTCTTGCTCTGCCTGTTCGATCTCGAACTCTACCTTTGTTGCCCCAGTTGCGGAGTTGAGGTCGATTGCCGACCAACCCGTATCTACCTTGTCTGCTCCCTCCGATGGAGCACGTTCAGTTACCTTCATTTTATTCCCTTTTATCGCTAGTTACGAAACTAACGTTTACGTTGAAAAGACTTGTATGTTAGCACAGCATATTACTGTATACAAATCAGTTTGACAGATTGTAGGTCGTGTCAAGATCCTTTGGATTGTCAATCTTCATGATGACCTGATCGTCGTAGATCAGGAGAAGCTTTACACCCTTGAATACAAACTTCTGGCCAGTAAGTTTTGCGTAGCAGACATAATCGCCAACCTTGCACCAAGGACCATTTGGAAACTTGTCCTTGTCCTTGTAGGCCATGTCACCAAGCTTGAGAACCTTACCGACAGTCGTCAGGTAGGCAACATCATCCTTCACCTTGTCCGGAAGAAATACACCACCCTTTGTCCTTGCCCTGATCGAAACAGGACGAACAACGACATGATATGCTGGTAGATGTGGAAGATCCTTTGCCGAAAGCTTTACCTCCTCATCACTGATCCACTCGTCGTTTGCGATGGACTTATCCATCTGAACTTGAAACATTCAACTTGCTCCCTTTATCGTTGCTATTATTATTTTTCTTCAATCATCTTCATCGTTGTGAAGACGGGCCTTGAGAATGTCATGCAGGATCTGCTTGGCACTTTCAATGCCTTCGATCCTGCCGACTATTTCCCGATAGAAAGCATAATCCGAAGCCTGTCCGGAGACAAGAACTTTAGTCAGCTTGTCGATCTCCTTGTTGAGAGAGACCGCCATCTCATCGTAGATAACCATTTACATATTCGATTACTGCTGTCTCTGCTGTCCCCTTGCCATGCTCGTCAGGATATCAGCGGCCTTAAGTGCCTTTTCCTTTTCGATACCCTGCTGCGTCTGTGCCAGATCCATGATGGCTTGGAGAGCAACGATAGCCTTCTTTGCGCTACGATCCTTCTCCTTTTCATTTACCATCGTCGTGGTCTTGATGCCTTCCTTCATCATGTCGATACGCATCTCGGCTTCCTTGAGATCAAGTTCTCGATTACGCATCGCTGCATCGACGCTTTCCTTTGCTAGCTGAGCCTGTACCTTGCCCTGTTCAATCTGGAGACGCTGTGCCTCTAGCTGGACCATCTGGGCTTCTGGGCTTGCAGCCTGCTGCTGCTGGGCCATGGCTTGATTGGCCTGCATGACCTGCTGTGCAGCTTGGGCCATTACCATTTCGATGATCTTTGGATCGTTGACATCGATATTCTGGCCGGTCTGCTGGCCGGTTTGCTGGGCAGCAGTCATCATCTGGCGAGCAACACCATTGACCTGCTCTTGGTATTTCATGATCATGTGCTCTTGGATGTTTGCTTGGATGATCGGAGCAACACGCTGCATGATCGGACTACCACCATTCATTGGATCTTGCAGGTACATCATCTTTGCCTGCACATGGGCATCATGATTCTGGCCAATGAATGCACGAATAGGAAGACCCTTGACTGCTGCTGCGATATCCGATACCGGATCTAGTGCAATAGGCTCCACCTTCTGTGGCATGATCTTGTCGATATTGGGCATGTTTGCAGCTTGCAG